GGGCGGGTGTTCCGCGCCGGCCGCGTCATCTAGGTCAAGGGCGGCGATACGTTGTAGATTTTTCGTCGTTCGCTATAAAATCGTATCGAAAGGAAAAGTCGATATGGCGAACGACAACGGTGACATTGCGAAGAAGCTCGAAGACGCGGCGTTTCAGCCGTCCAGTTACGAGCTCGACGGGGAAAAGATCACGCAGCGCAGCGCGAAGGACGTCAAGCAGCTGCTCGACATGGCGGCGAAGCGGAAACTTTCGACGCGCCGCGCCTTCCGCGGGATCGGCGTGGCGCAGGTCTCGACTCCGGGGAGCCGGGAATGACGGCGCGGCGGCTGTTCTCGCCGAAGATCTCGGCGGCGTTCGACGCGGCGAGCCGGTCCCCGGAGGCGATGCGTCACTGGTCCGGCGCGGACGCGCTCTCGGCCGACGCGGAACTGATCCCGGAGGTGCGGAGCCTGACGGTGTCGCGCTGCCGGTACGAGGCGGCGAACAACGGCGACCTCGCAGGGATCCTGCTCACGCTGGCGGACGACACGATCGGCACCGGTCCGCGCCTGCAGCTGTATCCGGACGCGCCGGATCCGGACGCGGACGACCGCGAGATCCGGAAACGGCTGGCACGCCGCGAACGGCGCTTCCGGCAGTACGCGCGGGCGATCGGGCTTGCGCGGAAACTGCGTCTCGCCCGCCTCGCGAAGGCGCGGGACGGCGAGGTGTTTTTCCGGAAGGTGCTGAATCCCCGTCTGGCCGGCCCGAACCGCGTCGACCTGGTGCTGTACGAGGCGGAGCAGGTGGCGAGCGCGGTCGCGAACGTCGACCTCGAATACCATGACACCGGCGTGCCGAAAGAGGTGGACGGCGTCTTTTTCGACAGGCTCGGCAATCCCGAGAAGTACCGCTTCTGGCGGGTCCATCCCGGCGCACTGAACCGCGTGACCGGCGAATACACGGACGTCCCGGCGGACACGGTCATCCATTACGCCAATTTCACCCGTCCCGGACAGCATCGCGGATTCCCCGAGATCGCGCCGGTGCTGACGGTGTTCAACGATCTGCGCCGCTACTCGAACGCGGTGGTCGCGGCGGCGGAGACGGCGGCGGTCATTTCGATCGTTCTGGAAACGGACACCGTGCCGGATCCGGAGGACTACGCGCTCGGCGACGACGAATTCGATCCCGAGAGCGGCAAGCGGCTCCGTCAGCTCAAATTCACCGACGTCGTGCCGCTGGTGAAAAATTCCGCGATCGCTCTCCCGGAGAGCTGGCACGCCAAGCAGATCCAGGCGGAGCAGCCGACCACGCAGTTCCCGGCGTTTTCGGACGCGAAGCTGAACGAAGCGGCGCGTGCCTTGTCCATGCCCTTCAACGTGGCAAAAGGCAATTCCGCCGGGTACAACTACGCGAGCGGCCGGCTGGACTACCAGATCTATCACCGCAAGCTCGCCATCGAGCGGGAACTGATCGCTTCGGTGGTGCTGGACGACATCTACGCGACGTGGGAGACGATCGACCGCGCGGTGAATCCGGAGGACTATCCGGAGGAAGAGGTCGCCCATACCTGGATGTGGGACGGCTTCGAACACGCGGATCCGCTCAAGGAGGCGAACGCGCAGGCGGCACGGCTCGCCAGCGGCGTTTCGACGCTGGCCGAGGAGTGCGCCCGCGCGGGGACCGATTATGAAACCATCATGTACCAGCGCGCGCGCGAACAGGCGCTCGCGCGGAAACTCAAGCTCGCGCCCGCGCAGGACGCGGCGCGATCGGAAGGAGAAGAAGACGATGAATGACATGCTGCGGATGGAGATCGCGGCGGCCGACAAGGCGGGCGATCTCGTGAAGTTTTCCGGCGTCGCCTATTCTGGCGGCAAGATCTCTCAGGCGTGGAGCCCGGTCCCGCTCGTGATCGATCTCGCGAAGATCCGGTTCGCGCCGCAGATCCCGCTGATGTACAGCCATGTGAACGATCCGGCATTCCGGCTCGGCATGGTCGAGCCGAAAGTCGAGGACGGGAAACTTGCGATCTCAGGCGGCATCGACGCGCAGGCGCCGCGTGCGGCGGCGATCGTCGAGCCGGGGAAACGGATCCCGTGGCAGCTCAGCGTCGGGGCGGCGCTCCTGAAGCGGAAGCGCGTCGACGCGGGCGAGAAGCTGGAGATCAACGGCGTCGAGCTTGAGGGCCCGTTCGACGCGGCGGAGGTGGAACTGCGGGAAGTGAGTGTGGTGGCGCTCGGGGCGGACGCGGATACGGAACTGCGCATCGCCGCGGGCTGGCAGATCGAAGCAATCAACAACAAGGAGAATGTCATGGAGACTCCCAAGAACACTCCGGCCGTCGAGCCGGAAAAGAAGGTCCCCGCGCGTTCGGAAGCAGAGATCCGGGCGGAAGCGGTGGAAGCCGAGCGCAAGCGCGTGGCGGACGTGACCGCCGCGCTGTCCGAGTACCCGACGCTGGTCGACAAGGCCGTGTCCGCGGGCTGGACGCTCGAACACACGCAGGACGTGATTGCGACCGTCAAGGCGGCGACCGGCGGAATGACCGCCGCGGGTCCGAATGTGATCGTCCGGTCGAAGCCCGCGGCGACCGCCGAGGTGCTGGAAGCGGCGCTCTCGTTCCGTGCCGGCGTCGGCGAGCGTGAGATCGAAGCCGCCTTCGGCGAGCAGGTGACCGCTCAGGCCGACAAGATGCGCGGGATCTCGCTCGCGGAAGCGGTCGTCGCCGCCTGCCGTCTGCGCGGCATCGAGGCAAGCGTGCATCTCGACGCGGAGACGATCCGCGCCGCGTTCTCGACGACCGATCTGCCGGTCCTGCTGGGGAACGTCGCGAACAAGCGGATGCTCAAGGAATTCAACCTCGTGCCGACCGTCGCGCCGAAGCTCTGCACGACCGGCGACCTCGCCGACTACAAGGAAGCCGACCGCGTGCGTCTGGTCGACATCGGCGACCTCGCGGAGATCCCGGCGGGCGGTGAAGTGCCGAACAGTCAGCTCGGCGAGGAGACCGCGAAGAATCAGGCGAAGCGCTACGGCCGCATCTTCTGGATCGACGAAATGCTGATCGTGAACGACGACCTGAACGCGTTCCTGCAGATCCCGCGCATCTTCGGCAACCGCGCCGCCCGGAAGATCGACAAGGTCTTCTTCGAACGGCTCATGGCGAACCCGACCTTCACCGACGGCAAGGCGCTCTTCCACAGCGCGCACAAGAACCTGAAGACCGGCAGCACGTCCGCGCTCAGTCTGGATTCGCTCAAGGCCGCGCGGACCGCGCTGATGCGGCAGGTCGACGCGAACGGCGACAACATTGCCGTCGCCCCGAAGTATCTCCTGGTGCCGTCCGGGCTCGAAGCCGACGCGATGGAACTGGTGGCGAGCCAGGGCATCACGACCGGCGAGAACGCCACGAAGCCCACGCTGAACATCGTCAGCAAGTGGGGCCTCGAAGTGATCGGCGCGCCGCAGCTCGACAACCCCGCGCTCGCGAACTACTCCGCGACCGCGTGGTATCTCTTCGCCGATCCGGCGCAGTGCGACACCTTCGAGATCGGGTATCTCCGCGGGCAGCGCAATCCGGTCGTGAAGATGGTCGGGTACGATCCGGGCCGGTTCGGCGTGGGCTACCGCGTCGAGTTCAGCTTCGGCGTCCGCGAGCAGGAATTCCGCGGCATGGTCAAGTCGACCGGCGCGAACTAAGAGAAAAAAAGGAGGGCAAACCATGGCTCACAATGTTTACAGCGGCAAGACCGTCCGCATCGTCGCCGAATCGGCGGTCGCGGCCGGTGATGTGGTGATCTCCGGCGGGATCTGCGGCGTCGCTCCGTACGCGATCGCGGCGGGCGCGACCGGCATCCTGGAGATCGAGGGCGTCTTCGCGATCGACAACGGCGCGGAGACCGCCGCGAAGGTCGGCGACGCGGTGTTTTTCGCCGCCGCCACCGGCAAGGCGTATCTCGCGGCCGACACCGGGCGCGTGCAGATCGGCGTCGTCGCGGAAGCGGCGGCCGCCGGCGCGGCGGAGGCGGAACTGCTGGTCAAGCTGAACGCGGGCGGGCCCGCTCCGGCGGCCGCAGTTGCCGACTGCACGCCCGCGGGCGAATCCGCGACCAGCGCCGAGACCACGCTGAACGCGCTGCTCGCGGCGCTTCGGGCGGCGGGCTTCATCGCTCCGAACGCGGGCGAGTAAGGCTTTCCGCCGCGGCCGATCCGCACAGATGGTGGCGTCATGATTTTCGATCAGGGTAGAGCACTGCTGGACCGGGGTTTTTCCTTTCTGGGCTTCGGGACGGCGGTTTACCGCCCCCAGTCGGGGGATCCGATCACCGTGCAGGTGAAACGGGGGCGGACTGTTTTTCGCTACCTCTCGAGCTCGGGTCAGACGGTGCGGACGGTCGCGGCGGACTTTTTGTTCCGGCGGGCGGATCTGCCCGCCGAGCCGCGCAACGGCGACAAGGTGGAGTTCGCGGGCGACACGTATCTCGTGACCGCCCCGAACCGGGAGCCGTGCTGGTGCTGGCACGGATCCGACCGCGACACGTACCGCGTGCACGCGAAGAAAATGGAAGGAGTCGCCCGATGATCCCCCCCGTCGCGGAATTCGCGGAGCAGCTCGCGGCGAGGATCTCCGGGCTCGGCGTGTGGTCGGGCGCGGAACCGCTGCTCGACATCACGCTCGCGTGCGAGGCGGTCATGATCCCGCGGCACGAACTGCTGACCGGCGAAAATCTGCACGGCGTGGTCACGCCGCACGCGGACCGATCGGAGATCTCGGCGCGCGGCGTGCGGAAGATCGAATACGTGATGGATCTCGGGCTCATCAAGGTCTGTCCGGAAAGCGAGATCCCGGATCTGCTCCGGCTCGCGCAGTCCGCCCGCGACCGTCTGCTCGGCGCGGAGCTGGGCGGTCTGCAGTGCATGGAGTCGAGCTTCTCTCTGCTCTACAGTCCGGACGTCTGGCTGGAGACGGGGGCTTTCCTTTCGGTGATCGCGTCGACGTGGCGGGGGTGGGATCCATGGACGCGAAACTGACGTTCGACGCGGACCGCCTGCGCGGCATGGTCGAGCGGGCGAACGCAAAGGCGATGTACCGCGCGGCAGGCTTCCTGATGCGCGTGGCCCAGCAAAAGATCCGCTACCGGAAGTTCGGCGTCAGCAGCGAGCCCGGCTCGCCGCCGTACAAGCATACGCACGGCCAGCAGTCGTTCAGTCACG